AAAAATAGATATCTTCTTCGCCGCCGGAAAAATCACGGAGGAACAATATGCGGAATTAACTTCTATGTTAGATAAAAAGGAGGCGTAACGAATGGACACGCCAATCACGCACGCGGAACAAACGCAGTTTGAAAAAGCGATCGACGCGGAATTAAACCGCCTCGCCGACGAAGACAGCCGCCAGAATAAACGCATCGACGCGCTGGAGGAATCTTTTAAACAGATTAGCGCGTTAGCGTCCTCTGTCGAGAAATTGGCGGTTAATATGGAGGGAATGCTCAAAGAACAAGAACGGCAGGGGAAACGTTTGTCACAACTCGAAGGTAGGAATGAAATTTCTAACGTAACCGTTACGCTAGAGCGCGTGAACGCAACAATGGAAAACGCGCTCGCCGTTCAGAAAGCGCAAGGAGAACGTTTGGACGCGCTCGAAAAACGAGACGGCGAAAAATGGCGTAACGTCGCGGGTTACGCGACCACCGCTATTATCGGTTTACTGATTGGGTTTATTTGTCGTCAAATCGGGATTGGATAAGGTGAGAAAATGAAGTTAAATTATGAAGTACGTTTAAAAAATCCGTGGTTCTGGATAGGCGTGGTTTCGGTCTCGTTGACCGCGATCGGCGTCGATCCGCAAACCTTCACAAGTTGGCGGTCGGTCTTCGACGGTCTGCTCGCTGTTTTGTCTAATCCGGTTCAGCTTGTCACTGTGATTTTATCCATTCTCAGCGTTTTTATCGATCCGACAACAAGCGGTTTAACGGACTCAACGCGAGCCATGACGTACAAAAAACCAGAAAAAGAAAGTCAATGAATTTGAAAAAGCAGTTCACACGGCTAGACTGTGATAGATTTATAGCCGAATGTAATTTTACACCGGATGAACGCGCTGTTTTTGATCTCTGCACAAAGGCGAAATCTATTACAGAAATCAGTATTCAGCTTCATATTTCTACTTCTACGGTCAGCCGTAAAATTAAAAATATAAAACGAAAAATCAGCCGAATTCTTATGATAAAACAATGATAAAAACTTGATGATTTAATCAATAAGTCTTATGTTAAAATTTTAATAAGGACATACGAGAAATCAGGTATAACGGATGGGGAAATTTGTTTATTACAATCCTAACCCTTGCGGGAAAAGCGTTGGAGACTGCACGGTTAGAGCGATTGCAAAAGCGCTGGAACAGGACTGGGAAACAACATATATTGGACTTGCCTTACAAGGACTGCTCATGGGGGATATGCCTAACGCAGACAACGTGTGGGGCGCATATATGAGATTACATGGTTTTCATCGGCGGCTGCTTTCGGACGATTTGCCCGATTTTTATACTGTTGCTGATTTTGCGCGGGATAATCCTAACGGCACCTTTGTTTTATCTATGCCAGGTCGCCATGTAGTCGTTGTGATAAACGGCGACTGGCTTGATTCATGGGATTCCGGCAGAGAAGAACCCACCTATTATTGGGAAAGAAAGGGAAATTGAATGGCGTATAACCCTTATACGTATAACGGGTATCAACCATATTATGGTCAACCGATTCCCGATCAACTTACGCAATTGCGACAACAACAGGCGCAACAATCCATGATACCGCTGCAAATACAGCCGCAGCAGACGCCGATACAACCGTCTAATACAATAGCGGGAAACACGCAAAACAACAGTATTATATGGGTAAGCGGCAAAGCCGAGGCGGACGGATATCTCGTAGCGCCAAATAGTGCCGTAGCCCTCTGGGACGCTAATAATCCTGTTATCTATCTTCGGCAGGCAGACAGCACCGGAAAACCCTCCACAAAAGTTTACGATCTTGTAGAGCGCGTGGACAACCAGCCGCAAACACAAATCGCTCCGCAAATTGATTTTAGTCAATTCATTACTCGCGATCAGCTAGAAAATATTTTGGCAGAGCGTTTCAAACAACCTGCAATGATTCAGAAAACAAAGGAGGACGCAGAATAATGGCAAATCCATTTTTTAACGCTATAGGCGGTATGCAAAGACAAGGAAACCCTATGAATATGATGCAAGCTTTCCAGCAGTTCATGCAGCAAAATCAGGGCAAAAATCCAAATGAAATAATTCAACAAATGCTTTCCACCGGAAAACTGAATCAGCAGCAGCTTAACCAGGCGCAACAAATGGCGAAACAGATGGAAGGTCAGTTAAGCGGTATGAAGTCCATGTTTGGTTTTTAAAAGTACATTCTGTCGATTGACAATGTAAATATATTTACAAAGGAGAATCTTTATGTCTCTTGGAAACGAAGGAGTCCCCTTCACTATGCCGGTACAGCCCGCAGGGACCTCCAACAACAGCGGCGGATGGGGCGGCGATTGGTCCGCATGGATCATTATCTTTGTGCTGTTCTTTGCGTTCGGCGGTTGGGGCAATGGCTTCGGCGGCGGCTGGGGCAATGGGAACGGCGCGGGCGTACAGGGCGCCTTGACCCGCGCAGACCTGTGTAGTGAATTTAATTTTAACGGATTAGAAAACGCTGTACGCGGCGTGCAACAGGGTATTTGCGACAGTACCTACGCGCTGAATAACTCTATTAATGGACTGGGCATGAATGTCATGCAAGGTTTCCACGGCGTAGACAACGCTATTTGTAATCTGGGCTTTACCACGCAGCAGGGATTTAACGCCACGCAGGTCGCCATGATGCAGGGCTTCAACGCGGCGCAAGCCCAGGCGGCAGACTGCTGCTGCAAGACTCAGACCAATATCATGCAGTTGGGCAATCAGGTAGAGCGCGGCTTCTGCCAGTCCAACTACAACGATCAGGCTAACACCACCGCCATCATCCAGAACGCGCACAACGACACCGACCGGGTTTTGGCAAAGCTGGACGCTATGGAGATGTCCCGCAAGGATGAGACCATTGCCGCACTGCGCTCTCAGGTGGATGCTCTGAACCTGGCGCAGTCTCAGGCTAACCAGAACAATTATCTGGTGAATCAGCTCCGACCCTGCCCCACGCCAGCATATTTGACGTGTAATCCTTGGAGCGGTCAGTCTTACGGAAGTTGCACGCCTTATAACGGTTGCGGCTGCAACTGCTAAAATTTAATAGCTACCAACTTATCGATTTATTCGATATGTTCGGCTCCGTGCCGATTTTGAAACAAACAGCGGCAGGGTGAAATATACCTTGCCGTTTGTTTTAAACCTGTCAATTTCGACAGCTTTACGAAAGGACTGATAAAATGCCTGAATTTACTGCCAATGCTCCTCAAACAATTGCCGCTGGTCAGAATATCCTGCTAACAGAAACGCCTGTTCCGTGCAATCGCGGCTACGTATGCCACAGAAACGGAAGCGGTATTATTACGCTGCGTGGAATTACAAATCAATGCCGCGCCCGATATCGCGTGAGCGCAGACGCAAACATCGCCGTTGCTGCCGGCGGGACGGCTGGTCCGATTTCCATTGCGCTCGCAATTACCGGGGAACCGCTGGCAAGCGCAACCGCTATCGTTACCCCCGCCGCTGTCGGCGATCTGTTTAACGTCCATGTTGAAGCGCTGATTGACGTGCCAAAAGGCTGTTGCCTGACAATCGCGCTGGAAAATACCAGCACGCAGGCAATCACAGCGCAAAATGTCAATATAATTGTAGACAGAACCGCGTAAAAGGAGCGTTATAAATGGATAAACTATATAATCTGAAAGAAAAACTTTGCGCAGAATTAGACGAATACGCCCGTAAACAGGATATGGGAGCGGGCGATCTGGAGGTAATTCACAAACTTACCGACACTATCAAGAATATTGATAAAATTTGTATGCTGGAAGATGAAGGCAATTACAGCAACGACGGAGAATGGAAAGCGGATATGCGTGGAAATTATGGACGCGGTTCCAGCTATGCTAATCGCGGGCAACATTATGTCCGTGGTCATTACAGCCGCGACGGCGGCGATTATAGTTCTCGCCGGGACAGCCGTGGTCGATACAGCCGCGACGATGGTAGAAGTCAAATGATGGAACATCTGGAGATGGCTTTGGATTCCGCAAACGAGCAGGATCGCGAGGATATTAAACGCTTTATGCGCAAACTGGAAAGCGTCTGACAGGAGAACGCCTATGGCTGCCCCAAATCTTAAAGAAATTGAATGGGCAATTGAGGAACTGGAAAAGCAGGAGAGTTCGGAAAATCGGTATACGCTCCTTGCCGCGCTTTATATTTGCCGCAATCAAATGATGGGATTGTCCGACTCTGTAGCGACAACGGTAGAAACTCTGGGACAGTATGGAGACAGCGATTTTCTCAGCGCCGTTTCCGGCAAAGACCCACTGGAAACATTGCTTATCATAGATGAATTAATGGAGACTTTAAAGGTACTTCAACCACGCATTTATGATATTGTATTAAGAAAACTTCGATAAAATTAGTGAACCCCCAGCAGAGCGTTAATTCTGTTGGGGTTTTATATTAACTATACATTACTCAGCGGGCGACTAGATACTAAACAGGTTCTAAGATATGGTATCCGGTGATAAACTATACTCTGAAAAGCCATTTACCTAGAGTATGGCGGTAGAATTTCTTTGGAAATCTGCGGGGGCTCCCGATACGTCCCATACGGTTAATTTTACAGACGCGCCTTCAAACGCGAGCTGTATGCAGGCGGTAAATTGGGCTGCTGAAAAAAATATCACTACTGGTACTGGAGACGGCTCCGTATTCTCGCCTGATGAAACGTGCACGCGAGCGCAAATTATAACTTTCTTATATCGGGCGATGCAATAATACGAATCCACCCGGACGCTGTACGTATAAAAACAATGCTTGTATCTCGTTCTTATTTGTAGTATAATGTATAATAATATAAAGGTTTTAGCAAACGCGCCGCCTTCTTCAAGAGCGCTTAAGAAAGCGTCTCCAGCTTCGTCGGAGACGCTATTTTAATCTCCACCCGCCCGCCTCAAAATTAAAATTACATAAAAAAACCCCGCTGAAAAGCGAAACGCCTTTCAACGGGAAAAGTATATAAAGATAAATTTGAAAGTTAACTAAAATTATTTGCGAGAAATTGCTTTTTTCGCCGCGGCAACGATATCGGCGGCGGTCAAATTATATTCGCCGCGCAAGAAAGCTTCCTTGCCGACTTGACCGAAGCGGTCTTGAACGCCAATCATTTCGACCGGTACGGGGGTATTTTTCACTAAGCAGTTCGCTACCATGCTGCCCAGACCGCAGCCTGCTTGATGGTTTTCAGCCGTTACGATGCAGCCGCAGTCAGCCGCGCACGCTTTTACGAGATCTTCGTCAAGCGGCTTCCATGTGAACATATCGACTACGCGAGCGGAAATACCTTCCGCCTTGAGCGCTTCTTCCGCTTTGAGGGCTTCGTCGACCATAATGCCGGAAGCAATGATCGCTACGTCTTTGCCGTCGCGCA